TTAGTACAATTTGAATCTAAATTTCTGAAGTTTTGCAGGCATACTTAATTGAACTAACCACCGATCTCCTTCCAAATTTCCCATTATGATAGCATCAACTTCAAAGCCATCATTCAATGATAATTTCTTTGTTTTTATAAAATTGCAAAATTCTCTTGCACTATCTTTATTAAGGTAGCCAATTCTAAGAGCATCTAAATATACACCTACTTTATCTATATCTTCGATCGCTAAAATTACAGTCCTCTCTACCTTGATATGTTTTTCACTTTGGATGCCAATCACCGTTTTCAGCTCATTCTGGTAGAGTGCAACTATTACTTCATGCTCGTACTCTTCACCCTCTTCATAGTATATTTTTCCAGCTATATTTAAAGTAAATTCAGGTAGTTCAAGCACCCTGCTATGCTTCTTTATTCTAATTTCAAAAATTACATATATAACCCATATTATAATTATTATGAAAACCCATATCATTAAACACCTTCTTTAAAATTTTATATTTTTATAAACACCTAGAAACCAACTGAGTTGGTTTCTAGGTTTAATATTAATAGTTAATACAACTATCAAAGACCAAATACTTATTTAAGCTGATCGTTATGATCTTTTGGCTGTTGCGTATTTGGTTGTTGAGGCTGTGGTGGTACTTGTGGATTGTTCTTTGGCTGTGCCTGTTCTTGTTGACCTGGTGAAGGGTTTTGTTGATTAGGCTGCTGTTTTGATTTATCTTGATTCTGAGACATGAGAGTCTCTCCTCTATAGTGATGTGTAGATAATTATCTAACACTCAACCACCATAGGCTTTTAATTTGACTATAGATACCATTAAGATGTGTCTACTTGTAAAATAAATAAAAGCTTAAATTTAAATACATAACAATCATAAACTTCACTAAGAAAATATTTAAAAAATAAATTAAATTAACTCTCTCTTATATGTATCTAAATTAATTTCAGCCTTAAAAGCAGCAATATACTTGTTTTTTCTCTCTTGATTTCTTTTACTGTCTTTTATTTTATGCCTATTATACGTGTATTCACATGGAATATGTTTCATTAAAGCTGGTGGAACACGATTAACGCCCACGCAAACTTTATCAATAAATCCAGCCAACCATAAAATAAATTCATGTTCAGACTCATAGCTTGGTATTAAACTTATATCAAGATTTGCCCAACCATCTATCGACTCATTCTTAAATCCTTGCTTGAACTTAATAGAATTTATAGTAACCTCAGAATTACGACCTAGCAAGTCTTTAGATATTTCTTCTATCATCAAATTCAATAACTCACCTTTAGTCAGAGCTATTATATTTCGATTATATAAAGACTTATATATTCTTTCAGCATTTTCTATATAGCTTTGCATACGATTCACCACTATTCCAAGACATTGCTAGCACAATATCATTTCAAAAAAAACATATTAAACCACCTTATAAAACAACAAATTAATTAATAAAATTATCCATCCATTAAAATAAATTACCAACAAATACTGCCTGAACAATTAAAGGTATGGTTTGCAAATTTTCAACATTACCATTCATTAAATAACCCAAACTATCCTCATGAAAATTGAGATTAATTTTAATCTCACTCATAGTTCCGAAGTATGAATTAACTTCGTAATTATATTTATTAAGTGTAAGAATCAATCTATCTTGCTCAATCTTCCCATTATAGGAATATGTACTATCGGCACCATTTGCAAATCCATCTTGCACTACTAAAATTCCATTCCCAAAATTCTGACCTTCGCTTTTAAAAAATAGCGAGTAAATACCATTTCTCATGACATATCAACCAAAATACACTGACAATACAGTCTTTTTATAATAGATGATTAATCAACAATTGTATTTAAAACAAGAATTTTAATTTGTAATCTTATATATTAAATAATAAAGTGACCTAAAAAACATTTTTGTTTAACTTATGTACTCTTTTAAAATATTAAAAAAATTACAAATAAAATTTAATATTCATTTTCAATGGTTAATACATATATAAATTTTATGCATGAAATATTATGACTTAATTTTTTTTATATATTTCACATTTCCCCACATAACTCCTTTATAACAACCTTAGTGTAACAGCACAAAGAGCCTATAGTGGGGTCTCCGCAACTTAATGAAGTAAATAAAATGTCTGATTTTAAAGATTTTTCTAAAAAGGCAACAAATGACTTAGCTTCTTCTAATCAGATAAAAGCTAATGAGCATACTGAAGTGAATACCCCTACTAAACCTACTCCTCCCGAAGCACCGAAACCTGAAACGGATAAAAAAGATAAGGGTGTTCAACCAGATCACAACACCAGCAAACCAAACTCTTAATTTTATTTAAATTGAAGCCCTATCTTTATGTATAGGGCTTCCTTATTTTCAGTTAACTACTTACTAAGCAAGCTATTTTAACTTAACAAGAATATTCTCTGCTCTTTTAGTAGCCTCTTTTGGACTCAAATCTGTGCATATCCAAAAACTATAAATTTTCTCATTTTTTACATATATTTGTTTAAAATATTCTGAAGATTTCAGACTATCAATCTCAGCAGCCTTAAAACTTTTCTTATTCAGATCAATTTTCACACCATCCAAATCACCACCAATACATATTTTCAATATCATCACCACTCGAATTATCAAATAATCATTACATATAACTTTTCATCTCTGAAATATTTTAATTCTCATAAACCATAACATCTTACATTCATCTTTATAAAAGCCTTAGTTATCATAATTCAAATAACTAAGGCTTTTTTATAATTCTTAAACAAATCAACTTACTTACCACTTAAATACTCAGCAATTCTTTCATAAACATACTTTCGATCTAGACTTTCAGGTATCCAGAAAATATGTATAAGGTGGTGTTTTTCAAATACATTACGCACATATTCAGTACATTCTAAGGTATCAATGTTTGAAATCTTAAAAATATCAGCTTTATATTCCTCTATAGGTAAAATTTGTCCATCTAAAACGCCAGATATAAAAATATTCATAGTCTGATTCTCTCTAAAAGAAATACATTAGCATGATTAAACATATTCAATGTATCTGGTATGAAACGAACTTTTTTACTTAAAATTAGTATAGTTAACGTTAACAGTATTTTATAATCTTAAATACAAGTTAAGGATTTTATAAATAGATACAACTTTTTTGTGAAAAAATTTTCTCAATAATATTAATTTCCAATATGTTATGAGAAGAATTATTCTCAATATCTCTAAATACTCAACTTTTACTGAGCCTTAGCACAAATTCCAACATGAACATGTATATTAATTGTATGAGCAGATAACATGACAATATACACAAAACAAAAACGCTCAATATCAATGAAGATAATGAGCGTTTGCAATGATGGACCACAAGATTACGCGATTCGATTGCTGATCCATCCATAGAAGAATTGCTCCTGTGTAGGGTTACGTTCACATATTTCGATATAACGCTGCCCTTGCATGATGTTCAGAACTCGCACTAAAACTTTTTCGCCTTCTCTGCCACGTTTGGCCATATAGGTTTTGAGTGCATTTAGTGTTGCAGATCCATACACACCATCAATTACTAGGTCTGACCAACCGCCTTTGCCTTGATTATTTAAAAGATTCAAAGCACGTTGTAGCAACGGTTTAGCAAAGCCAGTGCCGCAATTAACTCCTGTATCAAGTAGCTCCTCAGCCACTGCTGCACTAATTACATTCACCTGGTCAAATCGCGGCGAAGTCCAGTATTGTTTTCGATATATGTCTTTGGCCACACTTAATGGCAGATCTCGCATGTGACCTTTGAAGCCACTTGCACGTACTACAGCTTCAGTAATACCGTACTTAGTTGCACCTCCTCGATCTGCGGGATTGTTTACATACCCACCTTCGCGTTTAATCAATTCATCAAGATATTGTTCTATATTCATTTCACTTTCCTCTAGACAACAAAAAAGCGCCTCTAGGCGCTATATGAGAAATTTCGGTTAAATAAAAAAACCTCGAGGGGCTTTTCTCTTAATTAAAAGATTTAATCTCAGCTAAATATGAAAATCCTAACTTTGATCTATAAACTTTTACTTTCATTCCTTTCTGAAGTTTTCGCTCTACCACTTTGATTTGTTTAGTATCTTCATTTCTTTCCTCTTGAGTAGGAATAAATATATTTAAATATTTTTCACTATTCGTAATTTTTAATTTCAAACCAAAATTTGCTGTCAGTATTGCATCATCACAATCTGAGAAATATCCATTAGATTCAACTTTAACTATTCCACCATTAAATTCTGACATATAAGATGGCTGGACTTCTGAATCCACAGTAATTCTAATTTCAGTTCTAGTTTCAATATTCTTGTCTAATTCTTGCAGCCATAGTGTGAAACTCATAAGCTCACCAGTTTAAGATATTTTTCAATACATTTGATCTACTAGACTAACATACAACAATACAAGACACCCTACTAACCCTACTCATCTACTTGATATAAAAAAGCCGCCTGTCATGGCGGCATTGATTTCTGGTGCAATTAAAAATTATCTTTGAAGTCTTTTAATTCTTCAGCTACTTCTAGAATCGTCGCATCTTCTCGGTCATTAACATAGTTAAATGTCCATCGAATGATTGCCCAAAATGGCAATCCTGAAGCAAAGAAAATTCCACCGATCGCACATAACCCTGACCACGTTAAAAGGTAATCATGTAATCCAAAATACTGAATCAAGAATCCTCCGCCTGCGATACTTCCAACAAGTGTTGTCACAAGGCTCACAACCCATTCACTACGTGATCGAGGCATACGAGTCATAATCACAACTAGGTATCCTAATGTAAAAGCAAATGCTGCTATGGCAATCAAGAACCACATACCATACATTTTGATTGCTACCGCCACACCTGCACCACTACTTACTGGCTCTGCCATTTTTACTACTCCAGAAAATGAAAAACCGCCAAAAGGCGGTCATATTTATGTTTTAAAGTTAAACTTCGATTTGATATACAACGCCTATAGGCGCACTTCTCTTTATTTCATTTCCACTTATATAAACTTTATCTCCTACGAAAAATTTTGTTGGACTAGTACAAAGCACAAGCCCCGTACCGTCTGCCACTAAGATTTTGTAATTTGGATGATCTGCATTTTGAACGGTGCCTATAAATTCAGGAGTTTTTGGAAGCATCTCGAAAAAGCGATTGTAGATATTACTCACGATTCACCCTCTCAATTGATACGGTTTGATTCACAAGCTTATGAGTGAATGAACCACTGACACCGTCAACAATTCCCCACCAATCACTATTAAATGCAACCAACTCACCTGGTAAACATAAGCCTATTTCTTGGGTGATTGGCATTAACAAACTATGATTTTCTACTAATCCAGCTTTGGCCAGTACTTCACGACCTTTGCTATGCATCACAGATGTAGATGTCAGTAACGGATTATTGATCGACTCTTGAAGCACATCGCCCGCAGTTCCAATTCGCTTAACTTTCCCAGTGTCACCAGTGCGATCGTTAGTAATAAATACCCCGTTATAATCAGGATAAGGCAGATAATCAGTCGATTGATCTGTAACAATACTTTCTGGAATTACTCGGTCATATTCTTCAACCGCAATTGAATCCCACCAGGTCTTTTTATAGCGCGGCTTGATGGTCAAAGTATTACTTGTAGGCTCACTGTAGATAAAGCCACCAGCAGCTTCAACAATAAGTTTTATCGCGGCTATTGGTGTCAGATTTGAATAGCTCAAGCTTTCAGGCGGCAAGATCCAACCAAGCGCATCAATCAGATCCCAATTCAACACAACATCACTGTTCACTCTATCAAGCTCAGCTTGAACCAGTTGCACGGACGATCGCTCATTTTCTTGAGTGAAAGATCGTGTCGGTGAATATGGCGCATCAAGTAATGCGGTAGGACTACGACCTGAGAGCTTGTAAAAATCTTTGCCGAACTGTCTTGAGCGTGAAATGTTTTCAAGCAACATGCGATGTTCATTACCATTGATCATGATTTTTAGAATGACAGGCTGGCCATTAATCGGCTCAGTTTTAGACTTTTCATAAAACGGGATCGATAGATTATATGACCAGCTCCAACTGCTTCGGTCAGTGCTGTAATCGCCACTGTAAATTTGAATCTCTTGTCCGTTGTCTAAACGAGTTACTTTGATTTCATTCACGATATACCACCAATCAACGGGTGCTAAGTTTGGTAAGCATTCATCAGCACCAAAATTTAAAATGACGTTATGAGGATCTATGTCATGGCACAGACAAACGAAATTAAGGTTTGTAGTTCCGACATACTCATGAAGTGGTTGAGGTTCAATTGGATCTACATTTGATTTGCGGTAATAAACCGCATTAGCCACATCCCAAGGTATAGAATCCGTTGTGATTAGCTCCAAGCCCCTGTCATGCTTGAACATGAACCTCTTTTCAAAGATCCCAGCCACTTCATGACTAAACGTAATTTTCTTACGCTTTCTGACCATTTCATCCCAATCGGTTTGACGATTGATCAGCAGCTTTTCAGATTCCGTAAATACCAAATTTCGAGATATAAATCGCTTGTCATTCTCTTGCCATACAAGATTTAGATCAGTAGCGAAGCCAGTTGTTTCTTCAAAAACCGCATGTATTGATTGCTGTAAAAAGTTAGATTGCGCAAAACCACAATTAACAAGATTTGAAATCGGCAAACTGCGCTCAAAAATAAAGGCGCTGTTATGCGCCTTAAATCTTGCTATGCCATATCTGACATGGTTTTCAATCAATGCAGGTAATGTTCTTTGATACCTAAAATCACTGAGATGGTTTAGGCCCAAGATAAATTCGATATCAAAACTTGCCTGAACTTCAGCAGCTAAAGCGAGATCAATGATGGCATCAACATGCGTCTCACGTTCTGCAGATGGTGTATAACTAGCTTGAATTTCTGCGATGAATGTTAAATTTACACTTGCATCAACAATCGTAACTTCAAACTCTTCACCGAAATTTAAAATAACGTTATGCGGATCTGAACTTACAAGTGGCTTATCAAAATTAAGATCTACTTGGTGCGGATCTGGTGGTATGTATGTCGGCATTTACCACCTCATTTAAGGTACTCGCAGAATAAAAGAATCTAGCTTTTCAGTACCGCCTAAAACCAAATTAGGGTTTGTCATTGTGATATCTGTACCAACTGCAAAATCAGCAACGACTACCCCATTACCATTGAATAAACGAGCCCAAATCGCAGTTCCCGTTTTAATCACTGTAAAGCTACTTGTTGCATTCAACTCTATTCCATCTGCAAGTAATTGCTTGAAGCAAGGTTTGGGTAACTCAATTGAAACTAATTTTGCTGACTCTATTGCAGCAACTGAAGTGCTTGCAGGTTTAGTATTGTCATAAAAAACAAAGGTAGCATTACTGCTACCTGTATCTATGAAATTTGCCAGTGATTGCAATTGAGCAAGACTAGCTGGTAAAGATGGAATCACACTCATTATCCCGTCCTCCCATCAAACGGTAAGATTTTGTCCTGAATTACGGCGTTATATTGGTTGTTTGGATCAAAAGCCACAATAAAACATTGAAGATCAATTGCGACATTTCTAAATGAATAGGATCCATCAGCCTTTGAAGTGGTTTCCCATATCACTTGTCGATTGTCACGACGAAATAAACACACTGGTACTGGTGAATAATTTGTACCTAGCTTTTTGGTTATACCGTTGATTTTCCCAAATCCATGATTAGCGTTAGTCATGGTAATTATTTTTTTACCAAAATTTGGGAATGGTACATACCCTCTTTCGACAAGCTTAGCTTGGTTGGGTGTGTAGCCTCCGGACCAAACTCTAAGTAGTTTAATAGCCAAGTTTTATCTCCTCCAAAGGAAAAGCTAAAAAATAACCATTCGAAGATTCAGTTCCCGTACTTCCCCCAGCATGAACAATTATTGAATGCTCAAAATCAACATCTACTGTTATTGAAGGTGTTTGTTGAAAGTTTGTTGGATACAAGGTTGATGAAGCGGATCTAACTTTAAAAGCACCGTAAGCGAAACCAACGATCTGACCCGTTGAGTCTTCATAGATTGAAAGTGGTTCTGCTGTTGTAGTGTTGAAGTTATCTAATGCTGAAGAAAGATAACTCGATTTGTTAAAGACACTATCGAACGCATAGTTACTACTTTTACTACCTGTGGTCTCACACACTACAGATACAGAACCTATGTAAATCCGTTGATTTCCTAGTTCATAATTATCAAAAGCAGTGGTGATATTCCCGTAGGTGTACCCAAACAATGCTGGGTATTTCAACTTATCATAGCTAAAGCATGCAGCTGGTAAGATGCCATTTGTCATGGCTCTTATAGTGTTTGTATTACCATTTGATAGTATGACTAAATGGTACGGGCTGCCAATAACTGACCCTTTACCATAGGTTGCATAACCTTGTGAGTAGGTATACCCGTCAAAAGTACTACTTGCAGCAGTTTGAAATTCCCACTTAAAACCTGCATTGGGGCTTGTAATTGATGTATTTTCGGCTAAGGCATTTGCATCTGTAATAGTCCCAGCCACTAGATCAGCAGTTTTACCGACACAAGGGCTTATACAATTTCTGCGTGTGGTCACATCTTGATAACAAAGTCTTAAATAAAGGTCTGACTCATCCATTGCTTTGAATTTATAGATATGTATATTTCCGACCTCATACTCTATGGACCATCCTAGAGATGCAACTTTTGTATTTATCGTGCCTGTTAGACCACTAGTATCTCCATCTAACACAGTACAAGTAACAGTGTTTGAAGTAACACTATCAATGTAAACCTCTTTATTAAATCCACCCGATGCTGTCACGGCTAAGATTCGATCAGCTTTATACCCGTGTGATACCCCATAATTAAGGGTTATCTGATCACCTGTAGTGGCAACACTAGAGACAGTTTGAGTGTTAAACCCTGTAACCAGCATCTTCTTAAAGACTTCAGGGAATTTTGTTTTTGATCCAGCACAGAAATCTAATCCGACATCTGAGAAATCAAACATTTTAGTTTGTGTTTGCTTAATCATTGCAACTTACTCTCAATAGAAAAGGCTGCATAAGCAGCCTATTTGATTCTTCATTTAGATATCACGATCGATATCACCGCGATACATAATTTGGAAATTATCACTTAGTACAGTCGGTTCAGATTGCTTCACTGTGCGAATACACCAGATCGGATACATAGAAGCGATGGTGTTAAATCGAAGTACATTACCTGAAGCCCATCCTGCACCCCAGCCTAGTGCTTTCACTTTAAAGTAAGGAGCATTGGTAATCGGATTGATTGGCATACAATCATCATTAATGTTGCCATTCCCAATTTGACCTGATACTTCACCGATAATTCTGAAATTTGTGCTATCAGTAAATACCAATGCCCACCGCTCTTGAATTGCACCTTTGTTGGTAACTTCTATCGGATATAAAGCATCATTGTAATTCGCTGAAATAGATCCACCACTTGCAGTATCTACCCATACGCTATTCCAAGTGCCTTGCACAAATTTTGATGTGTATCGACTAAACATATCACCAATCACTAATGCAGATCCAACAATGGTATTTGCAGCTTCATAATTATGGGTTAAAGCCTTAGTAAAAGTGATTTGGCCATTAATCTGTACATCATTAATTAAACCTAAATCTTGATAACGATATGAAGCTGTCAACGGCGCAACCAAAGCATTCAATGCAAAGTCACCGCTTAACGTCACTTTTCCATAATCATAATCAACCACGTACATATCAAAAGGAACCTTGGTACCTTCACTATCTTCAAGTTCACACCAGGATATACGTTGATCATTAAGATCATAAGTTTTCCCCGCTACATGAGACGGTAGAACCTGAGTCTTTGAAGCAGCCACAACACCAATATCACCAACGCGGAAAATTGGTACACGTCCATCAATCGGTAAACGAGTTGCACTTAAACCGAGAATGTCCTTATCCAAAGGAATATAAGTATATGCAACGGCGTTATAACGAATCGAATCTGCTGCAATCCAATTCGGTGCATCGATATAAACCAAACTTGCTTCAGTGTATTCAAGCTCAGGCAAATACCACTTTTCAGCTTCAATTTCAGCGCGATTTTCAGAAGTAATTTCTGTTTTTGTGTAGAAATACACATCTACGAAGCCCGTATCGTAATTTACTTTGCCGTGCGCTTGGCTTGTTTCAATTAGCCCCTGTTCGTTAGCAGTCAAAGTTAATTGACCACCATTCAACAGTGATGCAACTACAGTTAAAGAACCAGGGCGAAGTGGAATCACAGGCGTTCTAAAACTGATGTGATTGACAGGCTGTAAATCAGTCGTCGTTGTTAATGACTGCAAAGTGATTTGATTGTCGACATTCGGTGTCCAGCCGCTTAACTCAACAATACCCGTTCCATATTGAATGGAACCTGATGCTGTGCCACTCCCGTTGCTCGGATCAATATTACGGTACAAGGTGCTGGTGCGATCAATAAAAGTATCGCTTCCAAGCTTAAAGCGAACAGATCCAGTCAAAATCTGCTCATTAAAGCCATTAGTCAGATCTAACTTTATTGAATCTGCAGTGACTTGTTTCACACCTGAATTAACCGTGCTGCTATCTCGATACTTCACTTCTACATTTGTATTGGTGAAAGCTTTAAGCTGTTTTGTTGATCGAGAAACATTAGAAATTTGCGGATAAAAGCTCATAATCACCCCGAAACATAACTTACAGATTGATAAGACTGGCTGTAAACAATTTGCTCAAGCACAGGTGTCACTAGACATGCACCGCTTGCATAAGTAATAGTCCCCTGCACATTTCCCAAACGATCAACAAGATTTCCTGTTGTCCCATTAATTGGCACATCATTTAGGGTAACAACACCACTTAAACCAAATTGAGAATTGGTTACTGGGATTGAAAGCTCAATACTGTTTGGTTCAATTGCTGAACCAGTTCCTATGGTGAAACTTAATTGTTGAGATCCATTAGGGCTGACGTTTGAAACAGTCTGTGATTTTGGATCACCGAAGCTGTAGTTGATCGTGAAAACTGTTGCTTTCTGAGGTAATTTATTTGGAACAATTCGCCCAACCCCAGTAGCGTAATTAAGGGTACCTGTAGCATCACCTGTGAATTGACCTTGTGCATTAGATGTTGCAGTCTTAGCAATACCTTCTAATAACCAGTTAACAGTCACTGAACTTGCAGCTATCCCTAATTGATTGAGATCAAACTCAATCGCTGCAGGTAAAACTGCTAGATCAGCTCGCTCAAAAGTGGTGATTGGCGTACCCCAAAGTAATAAGATCGGCGTATCAACATCAGGTAATGCACCTAATGTAACAAGCCAAGATCCTGTCACATAGTTAATTGTGCCTGCTCCGTATGAATCACTTGAACCCTTTAACTGCCCGCTTCCATTATCTTTAAGTGTATAAAACTTACCTTGAGACATATAAGAAACTGACAATGAACCTGGTGCAGGAATTGGTACCAAAACACCAGTCCAATTAAGGGACTGATTATTCTGAGTGACAGGTACTGCATAGGTATGCATCGGTTGTGTAGGTGCAGCTGCAGGTTTAAACGTAATACTTAAACTTGTTGAGCCCGATCCAGCTGATGAAGTCCATTGAATCATTCCACGTTGATAGTCTATCGTTCCGACTTGAGTACCATCCGATTTTTTAAGCAGTCCACCTTGATCTGTAATCGCATTACCAAACAATGTAAAAGAAACACTAGAAGGAATAACACTAGAACCGATATATAAGTTCTGTGATGTTCCGATCGTAGCTGAATAAGCAACTGTAATCGTATTCGTGTTACCTGAAACAAGCGCAATACTTTCATTAGAAGCATTTAAGTCAACAAGTGAAGTCTCGATCTGAGCAGCTGGAACCAGTTGGCTAAAGATGCTTGCAGCTTGGACAGTGAATTGACCAACGTTCGCATCTTCTACCAAATCAGTACTTGCGTAGTACTTCCCCGTGTCAGCAACTAATGTGTCTCGAATAATCGTTGTAGATTTAGTTCCTTGATACCATTGAGTTGCAGATAAACCTACGAAATCAATCTCTAATGGATCATTCAAATCGTAAGTAGCAACTTTGTATTCAACTTCTCTGCCATCTACAATCATGATTGCAATACGTGTCTCAACTTTAGTGATTCTTACGTATTGCTCATATTCGTTGCTTTTGCCTTCATTCGAAATTAATACAATCGTGTCACCGACATTAGCCTCAATTTCATTTTTAAACATCGCAACTTGAATGATCTTCATGCCTTGCCATAGGGTATCTAACGGCGTTCCCGCAATCTGCCCACCTTTTGCCAGGTAATTTTCAACACGGTTTTGAGCAGAATCACGGGTATCTACATGTGACTCTGTACTAAATAAAAGTGCTGAAACATTCGGATCATCAGGATTCTTAGAAACAAAAACGGTTGAACCCATTAACGCATCAGTATCAACACTGTTAACACCCGCATAGATCTTACGCATCGATACACGCCCCATGGTTCGGTCCAGTTCAGATACATCAGGGAAAAGGTTATTGCTTTCCCCATCCACTACAACTTGGCCAGAATATTTACCGCCACCATCAGTGGTATCAGTAAGGCGCTCAGACTTATATAAAACTAAATTATTGGTCTCAATTGGCATTTTGCACCTCAATAAATCTTAATGTTGTTCGGTAATAGTCACCATCTGACACCGTTGGAAAACCTTTTACTGGATCCGCCTCAATAGCACCTTCAGCATGATTAAAAATCACGTTGAATTGGCGTGTGTCATGCGGATATTCAAAAACCAATGTGAATTGTTCATCTTGCAAAGCTGACCAGTCTTGAATGACTGATAAAACTGAGCGCTTAATCCATCCCTGATTGTCAGTTTTAGATAACAGTGTGATTGGTCTACCTGACTTCTTCTTTCCTTCTTGAACTATCAGAGTGCCATCCACGGCGTACTCTTGATTTTGTTCAATCGGCTTCCAAGCAAATTCGTCAGACCATAAAAAACCGTCCTCAAGTGGGACGGTTTCATTTGTTGCATTTCGTTTGAGCCTCATTACATTCTCTTCTTAGCTTGTTCAAGTTGATTAAAGAAGCTATTCACCATGTCTTGTTGAGATGGATCGCCTTGGAACTCAAGATCTTGTCCACCAAATTCAAACCGATAGGTAACAGTCTTAGATGGACCCGTATCAATATTAGGCATCTTGAATTGTTGAATAGACGGAGCTTCGATATTTGGTGCTGAGATCTTCGGTGATGAACTTCCGATAGAGCTTTTACTATCTAAGCCATCAAGAATTTCTTGCATCCAAGCTTGTGATTCATTACGGCCGATCTTCGCATCAAATGCACCACTTGCCGATCCTCCATTTAATGCAGTCCGCAATTGATTGTTCATTCGAGTGATTGCTTCATTCTTGAGTTCTTCTGCACGACCTTTTTCCATGCCACCCGCAATCAACTTATCATAGAAGTTCTGAGCCATTTGATTTTGACCGTCAGCCAATTGACCTAAACCTTTAGCCGTTTCAACTGCTTGTGCCTTTCGCTCTTTATCCACCCGCGCCATAGCCTGTTCCCAAGTCTCAGCAACCTCCTCTGCCTCCTGTTTGGCAACACGACCAAGATCGCGAAAGCCCTGTGCTGCTCGTCCAGTAGCACTTTCAGCGGCAGAACCAATCGGATATAAAGCGTCAACAATTTCCTGAGTTGTTTTAACAACGGCCTTGCCCGTTTTATCAATCTCAAGGTTAAGTCCGTTGGATTCTCCTATAACTCTAACTTTAGCAATTGCTACCTGATCACCCGATGCCACAACTTCATCAACCATTTTTTGGTAGGCCTGCTTCAGTTGTTCAGCTGATACCTGACCACTTTTCTTAATAACATCAAAGTTTTTCTCGGCTGACATAGCAGCATCATCAAGTTCACTCTTCGTTTTAATACCCATTGCTGCGAATGCCGCATTTACTGGGTCTAAAGCTTTTGATAATGACCCTGCTTTTTGCTCAACCAACGTTAAACCCAAAGCAACCTGCTCAGAAGAAATCTTCCCTTGATTGCCATACTCAATCAGCTTTGCTTTAGCATAATCTAGCTCTTTTCTGGATTGTGCTGTATCAATAGCCTTATTGAGACTTGCTGATAAGGCAAGCCCTGTATCAATACCTTGTGCCTTGTATTGATCTAGATGATCAATAACAGTTTGAATATTGTTATTCGCAGACTGAAACGTCTTGGTGAATTGACCCTTTAATTGCTCTGTGCTTAAACCCGTTCGCTCAAGTGCAAGTTCCATAGCGGCTTGAGTGACCTGCGCCATTTTATTTGCTTCTTGGGCTGTACCAGCAAAAGCAGCCTTTGCATTGGTTTGGAATACAACTAAATCCTCATTAACTAATGCTGCCTTAAGTTGCGACCTAAGTTCCTGAGCTGTAATTTTTCCAGTACGTTCAAGCATATTTAATGCTGAAACTGCATCATTAATGCCCGACAAAGAGTCAAATTTCATTGACTCCCCAACTTCCTCTAATGCTTCAACAGTTGGTTTTTTATCTTTAATTAGTTGCTGGAATTTTTCTACAAGGCCTTGGGAAGCTTTACTCAACTCATAAGTCTTGACAGCACTTTTCTCTGCTGCATCAGCTATTTCCTTTTTTATTTCGGCAACCACTTTAGAACGAGTAGCGTCTGCTGCCATTTGCTGATCAAGTTTTTCTATCGCATCGCCATATTCTCCCCATTTAGCAATACCTTCACCAACCCAAGTTCCAATTGGTTCAAGTACAGTATAAGCAGTTACTCCCACTGCGGTTACAGCAACACCCAATGCTCCTAAACGTCCTATTAATGAGCCTAGCGTTGTAACCGTACTTGCTGTAGATGCTGCAACCGCCTTAGAAGAATTGCCCGCTTCCGTCGCCAATCCAGTCTTGGAGGTAGATGCTGCATTTGTTGCAGCGGCATTAGCTAACTGAGCTTGGGTGTTCGCTACTACTGAGGTTGTTTCCTGTGTAATTGTAAGAGAGGCTGCTCTGACACTTGCTGCCTTGTCCATAAACACACTAGCGATATTTAGAGCCTTGTATGCAATAAATGCTTTTGCAGCCAATTCTAATGTTGTAAATATCTCATCAAGATTTTCCGCTACCCAGCCCAAAGATTCTGTGACTTTGGCACTGATATCATGCGTGCGGTCAAGTTCACCTATAAACAAAGTCCATTTAGTTTTGAGATTCTCAATCGATCCACTAATAGTGACAGGCATTTTTGAGAATTCATCCTGAATTACTTTAGATTGGGACTCCAAGGCTTTAAGCACACGCAAGGATGATAGTTCTCCCGCTTCAGCCATTTTACGAAGCTCACCTTGTGTAACACCTAATCCATCAGCAATCGCTTTTAGAATTCTTGGGGTTTGCTCACTTACGGAATTATACTCCTCACCTCTGAACACTCCACTTGCAAGCGACTGGTTTAATTGATAAATACCTGCTGCGTTAGATTCAGCACTACCGCCACCAACCACCATCGCCTGATTTATAGTTCGAGTAATATCTAATGCTTTTTCTTGTGTGTAGCCTAATTGCTTAACTGCATCATTAACCTTGGTAAATAGCTCACCAGTGGCAGCAAGATTTGCCCTAGTTTCAATTGAGATGTTTTTCACACCTGTCATCGCATCTTCAAAGTTACCAGTCTTGGCTGTAGATAGTGAAATGCGCGCTTCAAGAGTTTTAAACTCATCAGATGTTTTGGCTAAATCCTGTGCTGTGGCCCCTATCCCCAAAGCACCTAAAGCACTAGTTAACGCATTAAGTCCAGTTTTTAAGCCACCGACTTCATTAGAAACATTTTGGCTTATGTTTTTTGTCTCTTCTAATTCATTATTTGTCTTATTTAAAGATTGCTCTAAGAGATCAACTTGTTTAGATGTCGCTTGAATCTCTTTACCTAGATCATCAAACCCTTGTTCAGTTGATTTAGTTATTTGTGATGATTGTTGAGATTGTTTTTTAATTTCATCAAACAGTCTTCTAACAGTTTCTTCAGATTGTTTTGTATTTGAAATAAGGTTTTTGTTGTCTGCTTGGAGAACAACTTTAAACACTAACTCTTTAGTCATACATTTACCTCTTTACCAAATAAAAAAGGCAATTTAGATATGCGGTAATGGACGTATCTAAATTGCCAAACTGAAAATTTAGGCATTAAAAAACCCGACATTTGGTCGGGCTTAAATTTTAGTCTGTTTACTTTTCTACATACTTTCCTGTTGTGGAACCTTTGCAATCAAGCTGGATTTTATCCATAGCTAATGTCTTACCATCTTTCAGAATAGGATATTCCCCCTGTTTTTGGTAGTAATCTATACCACCCATAAAACAACGCATTTCTAAATCCTTTTTAGATAATTCTGTAGGGGGATCATTGCGGCTTTTAAAAGCATCAATGGTAGTATCACCAATTGCAAACAAGACCGCTAAAGCCATAAATCCTATTATTCCAATCACAAACAGAATAATTAATTCCCCCATATCACTTGGCCTAGTAGATGCACATTGATTAGAGGGTACAACTGCATCACTACCACAATTTTCACATACACCAAGCCCTGATCTACGCCATATTTCATAAATTACTGCTGGAACAAAAAAGAAAATAACCAAAACAATGGTAATTAGAAAATTACCTCTGTTTTTAGACCAGCCGATGTGACCGCAGTTATTGCAGCTAATGCATTTGTTTGCCATAAATTATCTACTTAAAAAACACCTCATTTAGAGGTGTTTAAATCCGATTCAGATCAAGATGCTGTACGCTTAAAGTTCTCATCGTTTTTACAATGATCTAAGCTATCTCGTAAAATACCAACCATACGATATATATGTTCAGGTTTTTCTAAAAAGATTTGTCCATTACTTTGCACTTCTAAGCCAGCTCGTTCTAACTCTTTTCTACGATATTCATCCATTGGTACTATAAATTGAATTGTAGGACGTTTGCGATTTACATCATATCGGAATAACCAGCGGTTATTCTTTCCTTGATACAAGACTGAATAATAACTTTCTGTATCTTTCGCCTCTAACTCAGTCTCTGGAAATAATTCTGAGACAATTCGATAAAGTTCTTTCTCATCTTTTGTAGTGATAATTTTTTCATTATCAGGATTAACTATAAAATCAGGTTCTTCAATTTTAGTGGTAACTGGTTGGTCATCAGCAGGTTTTGTTGGCTCAATCGGTTGAGCTGTGATTACCGTTGGTGATGATAGTCCTTTTACAACAGTATCACTTATTGCTTGCTGAACAGCCTGTTTTACAAATGGCTGTATCGTTTCTAAAAATTTTGTATTTAGTTGACGTTGTATACTAGCTTGTTGTGCAACATATCTAACAAAATCTATATCAACTTCATTAATACTGCGCTTGATTACAGCTTTAAACTGTTGGATATATTGATTTTCTTCAGCAAAATATCTTAATTTCTCAGCATGAAAATTATCATGCTTAAATTCTGCTAGCTGCGTTAAATCTTCAGGCTTGGCTTTCGTAAAATCAATGGTTAGGAATGGTTTTTCATCCATTACATTAGTGTTGATTAAATCCGTAAAGAAACGCCATTCTTTTCCATTTGTAATTGCACCAATAGTTACACCTAAACTGCTATTAAAATAACGAGATAACTGTGGAGCATGGTTAGTTAAGTCAGCTACATAAGGTTTTGCTTCAATAAACATTACTGGTTGACCGTTGCAATAAAGCGCGTAATCAACACGCTCAGTAGCTTTTACACCAGGAAAGTCTGCGGCAAACTCAGCAAGCACCTTTGTCGGGTCATAAGGACTAAAACCTAAAATATCCAACAGAGGTAGAATTAATGCCTGTTTAGTTGTTTCTTCTGTTGTGCAGTGATTACCTACACGTTTTACATGTTCAATATGTGATTTTAATCGTGAAATGAATTCTTCCATGTTTTTACCTTAAATTATAAATGTTGATATGTATTTTGTTATTAATACCCATACTATAATTAAGGTTCATTTTTGGCAAATAAAAAACGCCACCAATGTGACGTTATACAAAAGTAATTATTAAAGATTATTAATCACAAATGATTCCCAACTTCTCACTGTAATAATCAGTCGTAATTTTAAGATCAGATAGAAGCTTTTCTTTGGTGTCTTGAGTCGATAGCTTCATCAGTGCAGGCATATACTCTTTTTCATAAACTTTTGGATAGTCTTCACAGAGCACTTTCTTTTGAGCTTCTTTGTCTGCATTTGGGTTGTCCAATAGATCTAAAAACCCTGATATCTTTTGATCAGCAGCATCAAATTTCTCAGAAGCATTTTCGTTTTGTATTTCAGGTTGTTTTTCACAACCAATGATCATTGTGGTTAAGCAAATTAATACTATTTTTTTCATGTGTTTAGCTTATATATTGTTGATAATAAAATACCCTCAGTTGAGAGTAATTTAGCATAAATATTAAGATATTAAAAAAACCTCCAAAAGGAGGTTTAATCTGCGAAGATATCTTTATGCATTAAAATCGTTTCTCGAATTTTCTTTTGCCTTCTTTCGCTGGCTTCATTTAGACTTTCTATAAAGCCATTTTTTTCATAAAAGCTTATTACTTTAGGCTCATTCACCGCATCTAAAGTTAAAAATCTAACAGCAAAAAGATGGCTATATACAACCCCTTGTATTAAATCTAAAATCAAACTTCCATATCCTTTCCTTTCATATTTCTTATCCACAGCAAGTTTGGTAATTTTTACTGCTGGGAAATATGTAATGGGAAATTCCCCATTTAATGCTAATTCTGCTTTTTCACTATTGGTGAGTACAATTTTATCCGCCGAAAGACTGAAGTAGCCTATCAGTTCATTGTTATGAATTACTAAGGTAGTTTTCGTTAAACCGTAACAATGATATTCAAAAGCATCTTCAATCAAAAACTTGTTAAGCTCTTCTCGCTCACAATCAAAGTTTTGATAAAGATGCTTTTGATCTGATTCTAAATGTATTAACTCGACCTCAGAAATATCAATCTCTGTGGACAAATTACAACCTCTTAGTTTCTGTAAGCGCTTTTAGCGATTTGAGCTAGTTTCTCTAAACGGGTTTTACGAGCTGGAGTAATTTGTTTTTGAGCTTCGTCGATGATTTTTTGAGTTGAAGTAACACCAAAAGTTGGTGTAACCAACATTGCTGGAGCTTTCATAATATTTCCCAAACTAAGAAAAGATAATATAAAGTTGATAAAGCGAACTAAAATAAGTGCGCTGTAGTGCGTATTAGTTCGTTATGAGGAATGATACGTCGTTATATGTGGTGAAGTCAATCACGTAGTTACCTAGGCTCTTTAGGGCGTGTAGCAAACTTAAGTACGGTAAGTAAAGAGCTTTAAGGCATTCAGCGTCTAATACCGTCGTGTAAACAAGCTTAATAAGATTGTAAACGAACGCAAAAAGTACCGTCGTGCAGATAGTTGAATATTTCATCGGACCACCTCCCAACCATACTCACTAAACAATCAAAAATAAGAAAAGCCCTTAAGTTGGGCTTTCTGATTCAAAAATCAATTATGGTTTAGTCAACCCATTTTGGTAATTGACCATATCGTTTTACATACTTTTCTTCGTAGAGTGTAACTACATCGAAGTAACCCCAAACTGCTATAGATAGCGGAACAATGAGATGCCCCCAAAGCAATAAGTTTAAGTTATTTTGGATGATTTCTTGAAAAACATGCATGCCCATAATATTGAATTTATACAATCCAATAAGAAGCGGCTGGTAAACCAGTACCGCTGCAAATATTAGAACCATATAAAAAATAGTTAGCCATTTTAGTTTTGGGAACTCTCTAAAAGCATATTCTATTTTCATTAACCTTTTTTCTAACCATTCAGGCATAAATACCTCCTTAATTGTTTTGGAGTCATTACATTATCAAATATTCAATAAGCTAAAGAGCCAATTATTTTTTAAGCGACATTTCATGTCGTATAGTTCTTTAACTATTCAACTGCTTCAAATATTTATCCCAACCCTGCTGTTTTGCATTATTAGCAACACGTGTAGCAATCGCATAAGATTTGATTTGCTGTCTTTCTATCGCTTGAGCAGCATTCAAATATTTTAAGAAAGCACCATAAGTCATATTTAAAATTTCATCATGACGATGGCCATGATTGATCAGGTAAGAAAAAGCTTTGAACCAACTAGACCCTTTTTCATTCTCGCTTTTAGGTTCTTTCTTAAAGACATCATTATTGACTTCAATAATCTTGAGCAACAAATTAGCTATAACAACAGCGTTCTCTAATTGCTCAGAAAAACTATTCGGATCTAATGACGTTGTCAGTGATACCACACCCATAATCTGAAGGATGTTAGTCTGAATTAAGGGCGTGATCGTTTCTACTGAATAACTTTCTAACTTTTTAATCGGACCAGCAAATTGAGAAATATGATTCAGGTCTTTAACCAGAATTTGTTTAATCTCTATATTCTGATCAACAAAAACATAGGGCAATGATTCATTGTTCAAAAGAAAAAAGTCATTCATAGAAAAAATCCTAAGTCACAGGCACAAAAAAAGACGCTTATGCGCCCCTGTGCCTGTGTGTTTTGTTAAGCAGCTGCTGGAATAATTACGATGTGGCCGTATACACCAAGGGCTGGATCAGATTCTTTCGAAACGTCTGAGAGCGCTTGGCCTTGGATCTGATATTGACCAAGATCATTATGAATTAACGGGAAAGTTGTTTCTGGTGACTTTTTGGTACGCCACAAGCGAACAGCCATATGCTTCTTAGTAGCTTTATTTATGCCTTTGAAGAACAACTCATACTCTTCCTCAAGATCAGTTGCGATCGTAGTCTGAGTGACAGCACCAGTGGTAAAGCTTGCTTTTAATGGCATCGTTAAGCCTGTTACATCATTAAAGATCACAGTGCCGAACTTAGCATCTAGCGTATATTTTGATGGATCTACAGTTACAGGTATAGCTGTTGAATCCTTAAATGAAACCGCTGACAAGTTATAACCATCTAACATGATTTCATCACCTGCAACCACGGTACCAATATTCAAGTCTGTCACAGTGGTTGATGCAATTTCATGGTTGGTACCAGAGAGAATATATTCCATATTCTCAGGATTAATTTCTTCAATCTGTCCTGAAAACTCTACACCTGTGGTATTTACCATAGTGAAATCTGTTGTACTGTTACCGGAAGTGCTTTCGGTGTGCTCGATCAAATCAGCAGTAATAGCGATTTCAAATTCAGGAACGTTACCAATAAAGCGCATCGCACCCGCCACACCATTTGCAATTTTGGAAAGGTAAAATTTACCCTGTAGGTAAATGTATTCTTTAGCCATTATCTTTCGCCTCTTTGTTAGTTGTTTTTACTGCTTTTGCTTCTGTTAAAGGCTCAGCTTGTTTTTCATGCTTAACTTCCTCAATGACTTTATTAGCAAGCAATTGTGTTATTTGTTTATCACTGAGTCCCGCTACAAAGTCCCCAGCAAAAAAACGCCCCACAGGTTGTAGGGCTTTGTATTGTTTATCTGCCATGAGTAGCAGCTCCTAAATTTTCCTAGATTCTAAAATCACTGTGTAATAAACAAAGGCAGGACCATAGCCATCTTTAATATCAATAATCTGAAGAGGCTCGATAGAACTTTCAGGTTCCCAACCTGCTAACAACTCAATCACTTGATCTAAAAGCTCTCCTGCTTCATCTGCTAAAGCTGAAATATTGTTAAGCTGCGCCTGAGCATTACGACATGCAACTGTCACTGACCATTGAAGCCCAAGTAAGTTGCTCTTGCCTTTACCAGCATCATCAATCTTTCGTACTCGAACAAAATTAACGTGTGCTGATGGAGTGACTTGAGACATCTCAGTTACTGAAACAGAATTCAACGGCGTATAAATCTGCTTAAACTCTGAAATTTCTTTCAACTTTTCTGCAATCTCAGCACGTACAGCGAAGAAATTAGCCACTTATATGTCTCCCGATAATGTTGAGAATCGACTCATCATCTTCTGAGTTAATACCCAGAAATGTTCGAGGTTCAATCTCAACTTTTTTCACCTTGCGCCAATTGCCAGCTACTTGAAAAACCAAATAGTCAGCTGTTTTAGGGTAAATTTTCATTCCAAAGTGCATGGTTGCCGCATATTCAACATTGGTTCCCCACTCCACACCGTTATTGAGAACATTGTGTGTGAGGCTGTTCATCAAGCGCCCTGTATCACGTAATGTTTGACCTTTCTGAAGCTCAGCCCTCCATGATTGCTTCCAAGGATTTCCATCTACATCTGATTGATCAACAAAACGCATTTGTGTTGAACTGACACCATAAGCGCCAATGTCGTCAAACATGGCTTTCTTGTCATAGCCAACAAGATGCTCCATTATGGCCATGATGGGCGATTCACCATCTGCCTTTACTGTTATAGCAATTGGCATATGGACCTCACTTCATGCTTGGCATTTGATTAAGAATGTCATCAGCAAACATCCCGCCTCTGTACGTCGTACCAATTGGCATTGTCGCTGGTGACTGTGAAGGCAATTCACCTGTAGGCTTATCCTCCTCATCCAGAACAGGCAACACTGCTTTTTTATCGGCAATACGTTGCAGATACTTCACTTCCGATTCATATCGCTTTTCAACTTCCTCAGTTGGTTGCTGAAAATAAAGACGGTATCGTGCGATATTGCACGCTACACGTTTCAATGTGCTGGGTATTAAAGGAAGAGGTAATTCATAAGCAACAGCAATGTAGCTGTCAATTTCTTCGGAAGCATCCTGAAGGGCCTCATTGACCGCATCAGGCTGTGTTTGCATTGCTTCCAGATTCGCTATTTCTGCCTCACCAAACCGTGCTACAAGATCATCTCTGGTCGCATACATAGATCACCTACTTTGCTTCTGTGGAACCTTTATCTACGTTTTCATCCACAGTGGTTTTACTAACTTTCTGGGACTTAACTGTTACCGCAGCCAATTCAGTTTCAAGTTTTGCGACCTTAGCCTTCAGATCTGCAACTTCACCTAAAGCCTTTTCCTTCTCTTCAGAAAGTTGTGTATTTGATGCCTTCAGATCTGCAACTTCACCCAAGAGCTTTTTCAAATCACTTGATGATTCTGTCGATGACGATTGCTCTGGTGGTTTATATTCTTCAACTGCGCCAGAATCTAAAAGGGCTTGAATACGTTCTGCATTCAAACCCTTGATTTCGTCACCAGGTAGGAAATTACCTACCGACTGCTTAGCAATATACTTTGGCATATTCTTCCCCCTTAAACGATAAAGCCTGTACCGCCACATACACCATTCTTATTAGAAGGTACTGCAAGAGGTGCTGATTCAGTCATTAAGAAAATTCCGCTTGGATCTTCGTTGTACCATTGGCGATCAAAGTACTTTGCCATAGAACCATTAGCCAACGTGTTTTTGATTTTACATTGAGCAACTGAACCTTGGGTGTCAGAAATTGCACCAAAGTAATCATCCGGAATAAAGCGTTTTACACCAGACTTTAAGCGATATGTTGCGTCAAACACCCATAGCTCTTTTTCATCTAAATAGCCCTTAAAAGAAGCTCCTTCCTGAACATTTAGGCTAGGCTTATATGGAACAGCTATACCAGCGTAAGGTTTAACGAATCTCTCTTTAAACTCATCATTTGAGGAAAGTGCAGCCCAAACCTTACCCGACATCAAGTAAGCTTTAGAGCTTCCACCATTAGTATCAAGCAATCGCTTTTCCATAGTTTCGATGTCACTAACTGGTGTTGCACCAGCCTGATTCCATGGGGTTAGAGGTGTAAAAGTGAGCGAAGTATCACGTTCATAATCAACCATGTTGTATTCATAGTCGTCAGACTGCAGTAAATATTTGCCGTTTAATAACAATTCAGTCGCCATAAGCAGAATAGAATTATCAATTGCATCATGATTACGCTTCATTACTGAAATCTGTGCAATGATCATCTTTTCTTGATCTGATAGCTGCTGGCTTCCAGTTGAAATAATTCCCGCTTCCTTCAAGCGTGTAATCAATGCTTCATCAAAAGAAGTAGTTGGTGTAACAATATTTTTGGGTTTGTAATAAGCAGGTTTAACAAACTCTACTTTTGCTGAACGTACTGTATCAAATGGTTTACCTGGTTGATGTGGTGATACTAATGGCGCTAAGTCATGAACAGTTGAAAGCTCTGCCAATGGCACTTCATCACGATCAAATGAAGGACGATTAGGAAAAAACTTATCCAAAAGCCAAGTGTCCATTGGCTTATAGTTGCTGTGAATTAAAGCCAATTCACCGACATCTAATAATTCTAGTGGAGCACCACTTAATGTAAATGTTTGAGGCATGATTATTACACCTTTGATAATTCGATTTTGTTTTTGGTTGCTTTAGCACGTGCTGCTGAATATTGATTTTCCAACAGTAACGTTCCGCTAATTGAAACCGCTTCAACGCTAAATACACCACCGTAATAAATCGGCAATTCCACACCATCAGCAGCCATTTGTGTTGCTTGAGCCGCAGTAATATCCTGCCCACAGATAACATCCCAAGTTGATGCATCTGCAGCATGAGTTAGTACATTGCCATTTGAGAGCGTCAACAGATCGCCAGTTTTATAGGTAGTAGCAGTAGTTGGTAATGCATTTGCACGGCGTAGCTTTTCTACGTCCAGAATTAATGGGCGGGTGCTACGGGTAATTGTTGGAATAATTGTTGATCCCATGGATTATTTCCCCTTGTTTTGAGCTGCAAATGCTTTAGCACCTGCAGAGAATTGATGTTCTTGATTGCCATTATTACCTTGGCCCTGTGCACCACCATTTGCTTGATGAGTAAATAAATGTGCTAATGCTGGATTCGGCTGGTTCGCTGGTGCTGGTTGTTGTGCAGGTTGGCCACTTTGCCCACCAACTGAGAATTGACGAAGTTGCTTCGCTGCAAATGCAAATGTTGCATCATCCATAGTGGTATAGGCTGTTTTATCTTCAGCGTTGAATTGCGTTTTCAATTCAGTTTCAAGAGCTGAAATATCAGAGGTTCGTTTGTCAGCTTTGAACTTCTTCAGTTCATTTACTGCATTATCTCGCTCGGTTGTAAGCTTCTGATTATCAGCCTTCAGTTGTTCTAGTTCGGTCACGTCTGTACTCCCTACTGGTTGTTGATTTGAATTTGCTTTGCTTGAGAAAGCTTTTATTGATGTATTCCGATCAGCGCCTGTAGAACAGATCGTGAATTCACGAATACGGTTATTACGGAAAACTGCTATAGGACCAGTGAATGATTGACCATTCACAATGACTGTTTGTCCAGTATTCACCTCTTCAACTGATCCTGGATCGATATACATCGACATTTGAAATGGAAACTCATCGTCAGAATCTTGAACGACTTCCTTTGCACGATCGTTTGTTAAAAAGTGCCCCTCAACATCGATCTTGCCGTTGGTATCTACCTTTTTGACTACTCCAATCCGGCTTGATCCAAAATGCTCTTCAAGCAATGCGGTTGGTGAATCAATCTCGATACCGTTTAGGTCAAAAACCACTCCAGTACGGCCCCAGTACCAATGCCCATCAACACGTCCACCACTGTATGCAGTACCTTTGAATGTCCGTTTTTTTCCTTCCTCGGCATGAGGCACTTCAATGGCTGGTGTGTTAAACAAGTACTTCAGCCGTTCTTCATTTAAATCTGGCATTTTTACGCTCCATAAAAAAACCGCTCCAAAAAAGGAGCGGTTTTAAATTAAAAGAAATACTTAATCTTTACCTATTATTTTGATCATCAGGGGTAAAATAATGTCCATCTAGTAACTGGCTTTCAACAACTAAGTTTATGAATCCATCCCAATGGATTGTGCTCAAGAACAATACAACCCATGTAATCATTAAAGTTAATCCACTTCGAATAGGCACTCGACTTACGGAATACTTTTTAAGTATCAAAGAATTTATGACTGATTCTATTAAGCCAGATTGTTTATTAATTTTTGACATTACCTTAGAACGTTGATCATCCTGTTGAGTATGATCCAGATTAAACAATGAGATAAAACTTTCATCATCGATTGTTTTCTTTAGTTCTTTTTCAATTTCACTTGTTTTTAATTCCCACCACTCTTGCCAATATTTTGCACCAGCTGCAACACCAACTTGTTGCCAAGAAATAAAAATACCTGCGAAACAAATTACAAATTCTACAAATGGTTTACTAGCTTGATTACTAAAAACAGCAGCTAACAATACGCCCTGAAATAACATAAAGAAATTATTTCGATTAATTAACTGCTGTATCTCAAAATTTCTTGTTTCTATTGCAAGCTTATATACTGCTTTAAGTTCAGAAAGTTTCTCAGTTTTTAGAATGCTACAAGTATCAGTTTTTTCACACATTATAAATCAGTTGTTTAAAAGTTTGGCATATACTATATATAATCACATAATATTTCAAACCCTTAAATTTACTAAATATTATAGGTTTTTTGATTCATAAATTAGTTATTACTTTTAGCATATAAACCAATTTTCCCGACACCATTTCTACTGAAACAACTTCAAATGTAAGGCCTAATTCAAACAACACCCCCTGTCCAGCGTTAAGCTTTTCCAAATCAATGCCCAATCCTTTTGCATTCTCTACTTTAATGACAACATCTGTATTGGATGCGCTTAACATTAACGGGGAATCCAGAGTAAAAGTTTGCCCAACTTGAAATGAAGCTACATAATTTAAAGATGAGCCACCCGAAACAACTTTAGCAGTATTTGATGCTACAGCTTGAATCTGAGCCATATCCGTTTCTATCCAACGGCGTAACACATCCTCAGCCAAACTAATTGGTTGATTGCTCAGATATGACGTTAGTGCTTGATCATTACCCATCACATAATCAAGTAATGTCCTAATCGCGCTAGGCCTGATAGTCGGATCCAGTGGAATTACTGTTTTAGTAATAGTTTCAAAAAGGTCACGACTTTTGTCATTCATTGGTGCCAGTAAACTTTTCAATTTTTCACTTGCAACCCATTCCGCTTGAATGGCTTGCTTTTGCTCAAATAAGAATGATTTATCCAATATAGAGTCTGTAATTTTTTGATCCACCAAATCAGATAAATCACCAAAATTAGCAGGATTAGTGGACCAACCTAAATCAACAGCAATCTGAGGTAAATCTTCGTCTGAAGTGATACCGTACTTTAAAGCTTGTGCTTCGGTTAATGCTATAACGGTGCAACGACATCTAAATCCATTTGGTGGATACCAAATCAACCAGAAAGGATCATCAATATGACGAATGATCCGATTCATTTCCAAATGACTAGGCCTTACACGGCGGTCATCAATTGCTGAGTACATCAGATAAGGTCTTACAGCTTTATTTTGCTGTTGTTGCTGCCAACGTCCATGTGCATATGCTGACTGGATGTTGGTTCGAAAAACATTATCTAAATATGATTCAGGTAAAATGATTTCATTTTCAGCTACAAGTTTCTGAAAATCACTAAATGTAGAACCATCAGCAATAGATTTAGTTACGGCCTTCATCACAGTATTGATCTGCTCAAGACTTGTTAAAAAACTAACTGTGCTTGCATATTGTCTAGTGCGCAGATCTAAAGAATAGAACTCATCAGGCAATACGATTTTTTTAAGCTTGGCGTATCGCAAAGCCTCAAGAAAAGTAACTGGTTGCATTTTTCTTTCCAAAAAAAAGCAGCCAGTTGGCTGCATTGTTTAAACTTATTTCTTGCTTAAAAGGTCTGGCAATTCTTTATGAGTCAAAAACAGAATCCCCATAATTGTTGTTGCAACGAAGAAAAAGAGGATTATGAAAACCATAAATACACCTAATATCTGTTTTCCTATATAAAGATTAGCATCTATGAAATTTATTAGGTTATTAGCCGAGAGCATTAAAAAAATAGTTATTGAAAAAAAGAAAAAAACGGTAAAGCCTAAATAATTTTTTTCCTTTTTATAACCCTTTTCATTGAGTTTTATATCAATTAATTTCTGATTTTGATCATAAACTTTTTCAATTGACTCATCCCAGAACCATACTGATGGTGCAACTATTTCAAAATTTATAAACTTCTTAGTATTTATAAAATACTCAACAATTTCATAGCCACCTCTTGGGCTACCTGTTAATTTTTGAGCTGCTGAATCTAATAAAGCTTTTCTAATTTCTGGCGATAATGTCTCATCCTCATTAATTAACTTAACCTTGCTAAAAAACTCTATTCTTCTTTCATATCGCTCATCTGCCTTTTTAAACTTATCTTTTCTATTCAGTAAAATCTCAATCAACTTTACAAGAGTGTCACTCATTACTACCCCAAACAATTGTAATTATTAAAAGTAGTAATGATTTTATAGACCTATTAGTAAAATTCAATATTAAGAACTTGAACTGACATACCCAAGAACATCTCCTGCATACAACGCCCTTTCCAAATTTACTGTGAACTCAGATTTTGATGCGTCAGGAATTAACTTTTGCAAATTAAATGCAAGTTCCTCTGGTGATTCACTTAGTTGCACAAGTTCTGATATCCGTTTTTGATCTAGCAAGCGTAAAGAACCTTGACCATCAGTAAGCTCTTCAACTTCCTGTTGATCAGGACTAAGTTTTTTAACATCTGCAGCAAAGCTAAAGGCACGATTTGGCAAAGCTTTAAATTGAGGCAAAGGTAGCCCATTCTGAGATTCAGCCACATCACCATCTTGCAAGCCATACTCGCGTTTAAAGTACTGAGAAGTTAAATTTGCACCTGCATTTTTTAGCTTTTGATCTCTATCTGCTTTATCAGTGTTAAGTGATTTCTCATCACCAATTACAATTAGATGTCGATCCCAGCCATTCATAAAACAAAGAGCATCAATCATGGCTTGGATTGTAGAGGTTATCATTCGAATATCAGCTTGAACTTTGTTGTTCTGCACTTCTAAATGAACTTCACCTAAAGCTCGACTCCCTTGGCCATCGGTACTACTAGTAAGGGTTTGACCCAATATAACCTTTTGAATACTACGCTCGATCTTCTTATCGAATGACTCAAAGGCTGTTGAACCGTTTTGATTGCTCGTAATAGCCTCAACTGATTCATCAGCATTAATTGACAGTACAGATTGAGCATGGGCATTCAGTAATGCTGTGAGCATTTCTTTAACACCCTTTGTAGATTTCCCAACTAACAAAGGATTTCCAAAACGTTCTACATATTTAGCCCACATCTTATATGTGCCATTCTTAAAAAAGTGCAACCAATATAGACGGCTAAATAGTGCTTCCCCATAAGGGTTCTCAAAAGTAGGGTTACACTGTGTTAGAAAGTACTTCAGTTTTTGATCACACTCTATGTCCCGATGCTGATCATTATAGTTTTGACCAAGAATCAAACGTCCATCATTCTTTGGCTCAAACCACTGCATTGGCTTTACACCCACCCAATTCCAACCAATATAAGGTGTTATCGTTTGACCTTCAAAATGTACGGCATTTTGGTTATAAACGGCCTCAATAACTGAATAGCCGTACCAACGAGCATTTTGAGTACCCAAAGTAAGTTCTGACCACCATTTGCGTAATTCATCTGAAAGAATCTTCGAAACAACTGTGTTGTTTGGCTCTAAGCGAAATGGAGCACTTTCAAGTTTATCTTGACGCTTCTCTACACATTGATAGATCTCATCGTCATACATTAATATGCATAGTCGATTACGAGAAACACCAGCTTTTCTTAGTACTTCATCAATATCAGGCATCCTTGTTAGAAACTTGATAAATGCCTGTTCAGCTTGCTGTGTATACAAATAACCCCCAGCCGTTGCTGACTGAGGGTTATTAGTTTTCTTAGTTTTTTCTTTCTTAGCCATATCTTAACCACCCATTGGAGGCTCGTAGTTCTGTTTAACGGTTGCCTCTTCGATCGCATCAATCAATGTATCAACTTGGTCATCATGATCGTGTGTCATATCAGCAGTGAATGCTTCACACTCTTCAATGAATGCTGCGACCCAAGGTTTACCGACAGGTAACATCACTAATCGATCATGTGGATTGTTTTCATAGTCATGTTCTAAATGAATTTGAACATCCATGAAGCGAGTGAGTTTGTCTGTACCACGTTGAATTGCGATACAAGGAACACCAGCATAGGTACCAAGGTTCTGAATCAACTGTGTACCATGTGCTTTATCTTCGACATTCATCCAACGAATAGGCCTTGTTTCATAGGTATAAGCCTTATGCTTATCAATGAATGCTTTAGCTTGCCTGTTCATCTCAGGTGCTTCCCATTTGCCACGTAACAAATCAATGATGTAGATCTTGCCATCCACACCTAAGCCAACCAGTAGAAATACAGTGTAATCATTATGAGTTTTAACCTTCTGTGCCGTGTCTACATAAATTGCTCGCCATTGCAATGGAGGTAGTTCTTTATATCTTCCGAACCACTCGGTTTTGATTAGATCACCACCAAGCTTTTTAGGGTTCTGCATGTACTGGCTTGCAAATGTATATCGAGATACTGTTGCACCATCTTTATCTTCACCGCCTTTCTCAAGCTGCAGTAAAGATTCTAGTGATTCTTTAAGTGGCCAATAACTTTGGCGTCCGTGTTGATCTCGTTCTACATCACGAGGAACTTTACAACGTATATGCTCAGGCAATTGATCAATATAATCATCGTCAATCAAAGCAGGAATGCTGATCTGTTCCCATTCCCCAGGTACATTGCCTGTCATCACAAAATTAGTTGGATCTTCAACGTGCAAACGCTGCATGATCAAAATAATTGGTGTGTCTGACTTCGCCTTACGAGAATTGACCGTGTTCAGGATCTTACGATTGGCTTTCTTACGTGCTGATTTACTAAATGCGTCCTCAGGCTTTAATGGGTCATCAAGAATGATGGCACCAGTAAAGCCCTCATTTGCTAATGTACCTGCACGGCGACCAGTGACCTGCCCACCCATTGAAGCAGAATAGACATGCCCTGCATCGTAACCATCAACTGTAGTTTTCCAACTTGATTTGGCATCAGTACTGGTTGATATCTTGACTGGCCATAGGCTTTGGAAGTCCACAGATTTGACAATGTTTCTTGCTGTAGCAGATACATCTTCAACCAGTGACTGTGAATAAGACAAATACAGAAAACGGGACCGTGCATTACGCGCTAAGCCACGGGCAATAAGATTGGTTAACAGCTCAGTCTTACCCGAACCAGGTGGAACGTTAATTACAAGGTTTTTAACTTTTCCAGATATGACCTGATCAATCTTGTCGGCAATGTATTCATGATGCCAATTGACTGAAAACTTAAAGCCCATTCGAGGTAAGAAAAATGCACGGGTAAAAAACAAATGTTCTTCTTCACACTTAATCCGCTTTGCTTTGGCTTTGACAGGATCAATATTCGCTCTCGAGTTCATCTATCGCCTGCCTTACTTGCTCATCTGTAGCAGTCACATAGGTTATGTTTTCACTTTGCAATGGCCCACCACCTGCACCAGTAATCTCAGTCTTATTGGTGTACTTTCCTCCAACATCCTCAGCAGCCTGTTTAAGAATGCTTAAAGCAGCTACTCGATTTTTACTGTGCTTTTGATATTGGTACTCATATCTCTGCAAACGCACTGCTAAATTTGCAATAGGTATTGCCTCAGGCTTACCCAAGAACATTTCACGAGTCCTTTCAAAATCTATTTTTAGTTCTTCGCTTAGATTCTCACCTGCTCGTTTTGTTGGGTCGTATTTTTCACATTGCTGCTTAGTAACTTTTATCCCGTATTCTTGGTTGACGAGTTCTGCAGTTTCTGTGGGTGTATTAAATACGGCAAGTGAGCGAACTATAAAGAGTTTTACCTCTTTTTTTAGTGCCGCCATATCCTCAATCCTGTCAACCTACGTCAACCTAAATAGCCAAAAAAAAATCCCCTAATTTAGGGGATCATTTAAAAAATTTTTTAAAAGATGCCTAAAAATTTCTTTCTAGGCTGAACCAATTCATCGACAATAATTGTGAGAATTAAACTGTTTTCACCCTCAATTCTCCCACCTTTAAAATAAAGATAAAACTTTTTCTTTGGATCGTATAAGTTATATATCACATTATTTTCACTAAATTTAATTGCTTCCTCAGCTAATGATTTAAGCAAGATTTCATTATGAGGAAGAAATCCAAGTTGTTCTTGTATTTTATTTATTGAAAAATATGAATCAGCCCCTTTTTTTAAAGTTTCAACACAATCAGGAGTTACTGCATATAACTGGTGACTTGCAAAGCAAACTCCGCACAATTGATAAATAAAATCCTTAAATTCGCGCTCTTGTTGATCACTCAGCTTATCTAAACGAGGTGTTTTTAAATGTTCCGAATGAGAGAGCATTTTTTGTGTGTAATCAGCAAAACTATCAAATAACTGAGCTTCTACAGTACCCGCTAAAGAAATATACTCACAACTTTTAATGTCGTATTTCATTAATAAATCCAATGAATGCTTATTTGTATTAGTATCCGGCCGTAATTATGAATGATATTACAAATTTAAGCTCATGTTTTTCAGATAAATAGATCAAGTAATAACGCATGTTCCACAGCACTTTGTAATACTTAGATCAGACACAAACGGCGCTTGCTTTGCGACTTCAACAAGCCGCTTGACGTTTTCACTTGCCCCATGTCGTTTGACTACGCCTATAAATTCTTCAACGTCATGGCCAGCTAAGTAATGTTTCGGTAACCCAGTATTTTCACTATAGATAATCTCACCATCGGCATCACGCTCAACACCTATGTGATACAGCTCATGCTCAATCAAAGCGCAAAATTCTCGATCTGAAGTTTGTTCGCAAAAGCTTGCATCGATGGTAATCAAGTAAACAGGTACAAATCCAAACCAGTCTCGCATCTGTTGCTCTTGTCTTGCCTTACGCCATCCACCAACGTTAAACATGACTTTTTCACACTGCCCAAGCACCATTTGCTTTTTGACTGTACAAGCTTGAGATGCCCAAGCAAATGCTAGAAATTCTTCATTGTCATGCAGCAGCTCAGCGATATGGTCATGATCAGGATTATATAACTCAGCATCTACAGTGAGATAATTAGCAACCACCCATTCCTTTAAATCAGGTGCAGGTGCCAAGCGTAATGCTTCCTCTTCCTCAGCTTGGTCGATCAGGTCAGTACGTGGGAACGGTCTTATTTGGCTCATTAAATGTATGCCTCTTTAAATTTTTAAGCCATTGATGTGCAAAGCCAGCTTGTATCTGTAATGGACCAGATTCATTAATTTTAAATCTAGCTGATGATTCCAAACGAACAATGGTAAATCCCATCTTATATGCCGTGTCCTCACGATCTGCATCATGTGAAATTCGTTTTCTTTTTCTGCCTGCCGACCATGAACCGCCAGCAATTTCAACCAAGATTCGATACTCAATTAAATAAAAGTCAAAACGCCAGTGCTTGGTTGATTCAAACTGGAATAGTTTTTGGTATTTAATATCCAACACCTGTAATGCACGCTCTATATCTTCAAAAGCTTCTAAGTATTTTTCATTCGCTTTCGGAAGTGATTTATTTCGTGGCTTTGTTTTGGGCTGGGGTTTTCTTGTGAATTGTATATATTGATCGGCTTCCATTCAAACACCCTCACATCACGGCGACCTCTAAGCCACTTCAATTTTTCTATGGCCAAAAAAAATCGCTCATCTAATTGAACGATCTCTTCATAAATAAATCATTCGTTGAACTAATTTCTGGATGATTTACTTATTGTTCGATTACACATTTTTAAAATTCTCTTCATCAGTCATTTGATTACAAATGTATGTAAAAAAGGCACCTCGACCTTAGAAGATTTTTGATTTTATTAAACTTTAATATCAACCATCGGTACTATTCCAAATGGCTTCAGATAATTCGTCCATAATTACCTGTAAATCATTTCCCTTTCCTGTAATCTTACACTCCGAACACCAACAATAATATGTTTTGTCTATTAAATGGCGTATTTCCAAGTTTTCCGTATAGCAAATAGGGCAAGCATCAAATTTTACAATTGGAATATTTCTTATTTCACTATCAATTTCTAGAGTTATAATTGGTTTTCTCTTCTCTTTTCCCAGATCTGATTCTTGTTTTCTCCTAAATTCTTCTAGCTCAAATGCCTCTCGAAGCCTTAATTCTTCCTCAAGTTCTTCCTTTGTTAATTGGCTTAAAGCCCATGGAAAATTTTGAGCCCGTTCACCAAGATCATTTTTAAAGCTCATATGATTTATAGGATTCTCTTCTGGAAAATCCTCAAAATATTCTGACCATTCACCCATGATTTGTTTCTATATAGTTATTTAAACTAAATATAGCATATAGAAAATAAAAAAGCCCCACCAAAAACTAGTATGTTGGCAGGGCTTCATGTGCCGCAATCAGTTCGGCAATAAATTAGCTATTCAAAAATTTACGCATTTGCCTTTGTCTTCTGCTGAGCCCGAGTAATACTTTACGACTTTGAATCTCCTCCTCATCAAATGGAAGATGATTCATTAAGTCTTCAATTGGCAATTCACTATTTTCAATCAAAAAGCAATCTTGTTCTGTAGTCCAGTTTGAAGGTGAATATTCAAGTTTCTTACGATGTCTTTTCATGATATTGCTAGATATGAACTATGCTGATTGACTTATGAAATAAGGTGCCCTGATATTGCTTACACATGACATTTCTCAGGGCATTAAAAACGCTCACATTTCTGTGAGCGTTTTGGTATTTCTCGTCTTTCCGAGTGTCAGTCGTTAGCCCAGTTAGGCGATGTATAAACCCGTCTAACCTAATAGAAAATTACTTTCTATTTACGTTTCAATCAATCATTTAATTTCGTAAAATTTTGATAATTATCACTTTTATTTCACAATCAATCTGATTCTAAAATTTGATTAATCAAGCAATCTGTTTTAAACAAGTTCCTATTAGCATTTCATTAAGTAATGCCAAATCCTTAATATTCATGTCCTCAGCTTTGTTTTCAAACTGCTCTTCAGCAAAATCTATCTTATATTGGTCTAGGTTTAGGTTCCTACTTAAATCCTTAATTAAATTATAAGTGCTCAAAAGGTGCATTTTCACAGCATCATCTTGAGAAATCTGATTTGACATTATTATCCCCTTAATTATTGGAGATAAATTTATATCACAGATAACAAAAAGTTACCTTTCGATGAGAATAGAAATTTTTAAAATTATTTTCTGTAAAGTGCATAACTTAATACTAAACTTTTCAACCTCATAATTTCATCAATCATTAATAGATTTATATTCAAAATATCAGACTCATATGTTTCTTTATCAGATACTGGTCTATTTCCAGAATGGGCTTTAAGCATAAGCTTTAAGGTATGTAAACCATCATTTAATTTTATATCCAGACCATCTTTAAAATCTTCAAACTTCTTATTTTTTGTAGCTTCCATTAAAAAGTCTAGTGAAGTCACTAACTCATCTATCTTATTTTCATAATTCAATATTTTACCAGTATATCCCACTCTAAGATCATGAATTTCGTGCTCCTCATAAAGTTGAAATATAAAAGGTAGCTCACCAAAAGTTGTGAATAGATCGGAATGTATTCTTAATAAATTGTTTATTATTGCTAATGAATTTTTAGCTTCATTTGCAATCACCTCTTTTTCTTTCTGCTTATGCCAAACCAAATAAACAATTAAAGCCAAGATATAGGGTGTTAGTGCTTTAAAGATTTCAATTCCATTCGCCCAGTCAAAGTACGCCAAAAAATTTTCCTATAAATATTATTTTGATTTCAATTATAGCAATTAGTTAAATCAAAAAAAGTGAAAGCCCGCATTTAGCGAGCTTTCAAACTTTGGTGATTGACCATAACTTCGTCCACCATATCACAAATATGTCATATCTTGTCCGTACATGCAAGTACTACTCCAAGCGTAATCTTTTATCATGACCATTTAGATAATATTTACCTGCAAATATCATTTGATCTAAAGATGTTTTCCCCAAACAAAACTCATTAGCCATTTGTCTTAATGACATGCCTCTTACATTCTTTTCTACAAATAGGCCTACTGCAGCCTTAGCTGAATTACAGATTGTATTGGTATCCGAAACCTCTTTAATAAGCTTTCTAACCTGTTCTGCTTCAAAGTCCGAAATCACACAGATAACTACATTTTTATTATTAGATTGCCTGTCATCATTAGATCGGATCAACCAATAAATTTGATTTACACCAAGGTCATCTGGTGCATTTCCACTTTTCATACGACAAGTTTGAATATATGCACCATATTGTTTTAGCCAATCTTCTATTGTGAATTTAGACCAGTCCATTACTTTGTTTTTAGCGATAGCATTCATCAATCAAACCTCTCGTACATCAATATTTAAAACCGTTTTCATTAAATGTTTTTTATTGCGATAGCTCGCTAACTTTCTCGTTGCTGCTGACTTCACATCTTCGACAATGTATTCACCGCTAATCATGTAGTAAGTGAAATCAGCAAAATAACGTAGTGCAGGTTTTGCCCTTTTCTCTCCCTCAAGTTTGGTTTTGGGTGCGAGTTCAAATTTAGTGTGATGTTCTAAACCGAGGATCTCACCCCTTTGCTGCATTGCTTTAAGCTCGATGTACCGCTTGTGTTCTTTTTTGCTGTCGAATGTCATTCCATCTAGTTCAATCTTCTGCGCATTGAACTTATTGCGTTTAGCTGTCTTAGGCTTATCACCTTGCTTAAGAATTTCACGGCGGTACTGGTCGATGCTCATTGAAGTCATTTAGATTTATTCTCCGCAACTTTCACGAAGCTATTCTCAAATCCTGTGTACTTGTAACCTCTTTCATCTTTGGCTTGAACGACTAACATTCCAGTTCTTTTGCCTTTCTTAACGAATGAAACTCTTAACTCGCCTTGAGGACTCCAGCCAGCTTTTTTAAATGCATCTACGTCTGGACTAACAAGATCTCCAACACAAAAACTCATCGCCCTTCTCCACGTCTGCTCAAATCAGCAAGGTTTAAAACCTCACTTTTAAGATCATGTTCAGTGTTGTTGTGAAATGCGTTTAATACCTGGCGAACAACTATCGGTTCGTAGTGTGGGCGGCGTTTCATGTTTGCCAACCAAATCAAAAAGAAACGAATGTCTGAATTGGTGAGAGTTATGTTCATTAATTTCCTCACTCACAAAGGCCATATGCAGATGAACAAATTTCAAGACCACTCATGTGTTCCATCAAATCGTATTGCTTGCCGCCTCTAACTGTCTTTGACCATTCCACTAGTTCATGAATGCCGTGTCCGCGGTAGTCTGATGTGAAGAAAGTAGCTGACTGGCGCTTAGAAACTAATGCGACTATCCGTTCCCACTCTGCTACCCGTTCAATTTCTTCAGGAAAGCGTTTTGCAATTTCTTTTAATTCATCTTTATTGCAGTTGATGCAAGGCATACATCCAACTCGCCCCATACCTTGTTTGTACAAAGGATTTGGTTTAATCCCCATGTCAAAATGAGCTTGAAATACATCTTTTGCCGACCATTTCAAAATTGGACGATAGTTATAAAGCCCTTGAACTACTTCATTGCATTCAGGCAAATATCTACGTTCAATAGATTCATCAGCACGCACGCCTTGCCAAGATAAAATCATGTGTCCATCATCCAGAATTGGATAAAACAATTGTTGGATCGGCTTAACCTTTAATTCAGATGTACAGTAACGTGCTTTTGTTGACGGAAAACGGCTTTTCCATAAACATAGATCTAAAAATGGATTACCTGTGGGTTTTAATACTGAAAGTGCATTTTCAATTGTTGTTTCTGGAACACCCTTTTCACGCCATTTAGTACTGACATATTCGCGTTTGTTTTGGATCTCAAAACCGAAATCTGCTTTAACTTTCTGAATCTGAATACCTAATGTACATTCAAGATATTCAACGTATTCATAAGTTGCTGGGTGCTCATGCCCTGTATCTGCAAATACTGCTTGTAAGTTTTCAACACCCCAGGCCATTGCTAAAAGTAAAGTTGCCGTAGAATCCTTCCCGCCAGAGATCGACACTATGTTGTGTTTCATGCAGCAGCTCCCAAACTCGTTTCTAAACCAACTTGTTTTAAGTAGCTCTCCCACGCTTTAGCCTGTACTGGATCTGATAACTTCACGGCGATTCGAGCTGCTAGTTGTTCATAGCCCTCACCAGGTTCTGCAAACTTACTAGAGAACTCAGGATGTTTTGAAAGACGTTGTGCAAATAAACCAATTTGTTTTTCAGAAAGACCTTCTGATTTTTTTCGAGTAATTTTCGAATTCTCAGTTTTCTGAGACTTGTCGTACTTCGATTTGTTTCTCAGAAGTGAATCAGCAAAGTGGTAAATTAAAAGATCATCACATAGGTTTTTCTCAGCATTGAATTTCTCAAATGCCCCTAGTTCGCGGTTGAACCAAGTTGCTTTGATAATTTCTTCAGGATTGCAATCAGGATCTGCTTGAGCTAATTCATCACGAAGTTTTTTCAAACAAAGCCAACCATTTTTATTTTTAGATTCTAATGATAGATTCCTTGAGAGATTCTGTGTCCCAATTTCGGTACTGGTCTCGGTACCGTTTTTGGTACTGGTACTTATTCCGTTTTCGGTACTAGTACCAATATTGGAACCTGTACCTAAATTGGTACTAGTACCTTTTTTACCACTAGTACCCTTTTTGGTACTGGTTATTTCATCTTCACGCCCTACCACACCGAGTAGTTGATACACTTTTACTCCATTGCCAACAATACTACCTGTAAATTTGATCAATGCTTTTTGTTCTAAATCGTCCAATACTTTGATGATGGTTTTTCGATTCATCTTAGTGTCTTTGACCATTCTCATAATACTTGGGTAGCATTTGTGGTCTTCTCCTGCACGGTCTGCAAGTGAAAGTAATATGAGGCGTTGTGTGGAACTTTCTACTTCTGCTTTCCAAGCCCAAATCGTTGCATCTAAGCTCATGGCTTTACCTCTTTTTTATCGTCTACGCACTGGTGTATCTGCGTATCGAGTTCTGCCAATATTTCGTGGAGTCGGTGAATTACCCTAGACATGTCTATAGCTTCCCCGCGTGTGATGCGTCCGTCTGCCATCATTTCTTTAAATAGCGTGTAGACGTTTCCGCCTTTCATCCCAAAGGTCAGGACGAGATCGGTTAATGCAGTGTCTCGGCTTTCGGGTATGTCAGGCAGGTTGATCGCCACTTTGCCATGTTGGGCATTGAGGCTTTGCAGTATTCGGTAGTCGTTGGTGAGTGCCATCAGCTTTGAGGCTTCAAGTAGCGTCAAGTGATGGGTGTCTGTGTTTGGATTGACTTTGCTGTTAAGCACGGCGGGACTTTTAATGCCCATACGTGGAGCAAGTGTCGATGCACCGCCTTTGTAGTCATGCACTGTGTTGTAAGCAGCATCTAATATGTTCATATCGAGTTCCTTTGAACGTTTTTATTCGATGGGTGCTTTATTACTATTTTGGTTGTAATCGTTTAAGACTGGATATAAACCAAAATGTTGAAGAATTTCAGCTTCAGAGACTTTTCCTTTACTCGCGGTAGACAAAGCTTTTCTTAGGGTTTTACGTGGTTCTTTGTACCCATAGAGCAAATGTGTCTTTATATAACCAACTGTAGTACCTGCTTCTTTTGCATATTGCTCTAATTGTTTTGGGTTTTGCTGAAGTACGAAATCTCTAAATTTCATGGATTGATCCTCACCTATCAACCCAAATATTACCTTTTAGGTAATGTAAAAACAACCTTTTTTCTTGTTTACCTTTTTGGTGATAAAACTACAATTGACATATGTGACATGTCACAGAACATTTAGGATAAATATGGACAGCAAATCAATTAGATACAAAAATACTCGTTTACTTGTTGATCAAGTTGGCGGTGTATCCAGTTTTGCTGAAAAAATTGGGAAAGGACAATCTCAAGCGAGCCAATTCGCTGGTACAAATCCAATTAAAGGAATTGGTAACAAGGTTGCTCGTGAAATCGAGAGTGCTTTTGGTAAACCTCATGGTTGGTTAGACCTACCTCATCAAGAAGATTTTAACTCTTCAGATGTAAATGTTTCTGAACCAATACCATTGATTGGTAAATTGATCCCTGTAATTTCTTGGGTACAAGCAGGTACTTGGACATCTACGGAGGCAATACCTTCAGGAACTCAATTTGAAGAGTGGTTACCGCCGAATCCAAAATGTGGAAAACATGGCTATGGTTTAGAAGTTATTGGCGAATCAATGCTTCCAGACTTTAGACCTCATGACAAAATATATGTAAATCCTGACTTTCAAATAAGTGATTTAAAAACAGGTGATTTGGTTATCGTTGCATGCGACGGAGAAACAGAAGCAACGTTCAAGAAATTGATCGTAGAAAGCAACGGTATGTATTTAGAACCCTTAAACCCGAAATGGCTAGAAAAAATCATGGAGCTTCGTGAAGGTTGTAAATTGGTTGGCAAGGTTGTTGGGCTTTATAGAGATGTTTAGAGGAAAAATACAATGAAAGATGTAGAACTATTTCAATCTGATCTATTTTCTTCTTTTGATCCGATGTTAATTGAAGATGAAATAAAAAAGAATCAGAAAGATTTTGATTTTGACATTCGAGAATATACTGTCGATTTTTTAGTGCAACAATTTAATCCAAACCCTGATGGAAATTCAGACATTTTCATTCCTGAATATCAGCGCGATGATGTATGGACCGATAAACAAAAATCTTTATTTATCGAGTCTTTATTAATTGGTTTACCTATTCCTTACATATTTGTTGCTGATGTTGATGATGTTGAACTTGAGGAATCTGATGGTAGAATTGAAATTATCGACGGTGCTCAACGTACGAGAACAATCCATCAATTTAGAAAAAACAAACTGAAACTTTGCAATTTAGAACGGTTACCTTCACTTGAAGGGGCAAGATATTCAGATTTACCTCCAGCAAGACAACGTCGTTTTAATCGTACAACTGTACGTCTCATTGAATTAAAAAATATTAATGAGGATGGACGAAGACTGATGTTTGATAGATTAAATACTGGCGGTAGCCCACTTACTGAAATGGAGAAAAGGCTAGGCACAGAAAGTGGAAAATTTATTGAATTCTTACGAAGACTAGCTAGTGACCATAGATTTATTGAATTAACTCCTATGCAAACAAAAAAGGAAACTCGCCGTGAAAGAGCTGAGTATGTTTTAAGATTTTTTGCTTATCGTGAAAATTACTTAAACTTTGAAAAGAGTGTTAGAGATTTTTTGAATGAATATTTAGATCAAAAAACTAAACTATTCACAGATGAAGATGAAAGAAAATTAGAATCAATGTTTTTTGAAATGCTAGATTTTATCAAGTTACATTTTAATTTCCAATTTAGAAAAGCTAAAAACACCTCTAATGTCTCACGTATTAGATTCGAAGCTACAGCTGTTGGAACATCTTTAGCATTAGCAACTAACCCAAATCTAAAGTCTAGCCACGATGTGGATACATCTTGGGCTTATCAGGAACCATTCCTAACAATGATGCGCTCGGATGCAAGTAATTCGAAACCAAAGGTTAAAGCTCGAATTGAATTTGTTCAAAATAAGTTACTAGGTTTCGAAACGAATGAGCTCTATACAGATTAATAATCCTCACTTACTTGATGCTTACTTAGAATTTAAAGATAAATGTGATGAAATCGAAAGGTATATTGCTTTCTTAGATAAATTAGATAGTGGATACGACAATCAATTATTGTCAAAAAATAAAGAAAGCTTTTGGGAGACGACTCCAATTACTCGAGAGGTTCAAAAAACTATTCGCGCCTCTACATACCTTTTGATATACAATTTATTAGAGTCTTCAATGTGTAGTGCATTAGATGCTATTCATTTAACACTTGAAAGTGAAAATATTGATATACAGACTGTATCTACTAAGATAAAGCGTATTATTTACAATAATCTTAAAAATGGTCTAGGGGAAAAGTCTATTGATGAATTAGTCACAAACAATATCGATCTAAGACCAATTATAATGAAGCATGGTTATAATAAAAAAGATTTGCTAAGTGGAAATCTTGATGTTGATGTCCTTAGAAAAATTGAAAGGAAATATGGATTCGAATCATTTCCTTTAGATGGACAAAATGGTTTGTATTCACCAAATACGATTAGAGAAATCAAGATTAAGAGAAATGAGTTAGCTCATGGTTCATTGTCATTTGAGCAATGTGGACAGCAAATTCCAATTTTATCAATGAATAGTAAGTACAAAGATGCTAAAAATTTAATGCTTGCCGTATTCAATGGTCTTAATAATTTTCTTAACCAAAAGAAATACTTATGATTTCAAAATACTCAAACCAATGATTTCCCCTAATCTGACAGGAACGGCGTTACCAATCATTCTACCTACTCCTTTAAAATTAATTAGTTCAGGAGATTCTGTAAACTGATAGTTTTTAGGAAAAGTTTGTATTAATGCAGCTTCTCTCAAAGAAATGCCCCTATCTTGCTCAGGATGACCAAAACGCCCATTTCCATAGCCATAACATAATGTTGTCATGGTAGGTGCTGGCTTATTCCATTCCATTCGACCATAAACTGATGGATATGTTTGACCAGAATTTCGTTTATGACATTCTGCTCTTAACTCTTCAGGCCAATCTCGCCAAGTACCACCAGGTTTAGAGCATTTAATACGCTTCATATTCAGTTCAGATAGCGTAGCAGCTATGTGTAAAGGATCTTTATTGGAACGCACACCAGCTATAATTGATTCAAGATCACCTATTGTTTCTTTTACCGTTACTGGTTTTTGGTGTGTTGGCGGTATTAACTCCAATTTCCCAATACGTGACGCAAGTACAACGTGACGTTTTCTAGTTTGAGGAATACCATAATTAACGCAAACAACTTCTTTTGCGAAGACGTTGTATCCTAAACTTTCAAGCTCTTCTACAAAATCTTGATAAACTTTATGTCTTATAACTTCAGGAACATTTTCCATTGTTACAATTTCAGGATTAACCTCTCTAATAAGCCGAGAAAAATGATAAAGTAACGGCCATTTTACATCCTTGGTAGTATCTTTACCTTGGTTATAAGTAGAAAATGGCTGGCAAGGGGCACACCCCGCTAGAAGTTTAATTGAGTTTGGTGAGTACCACTCATTAATTTCTTCACCAGTTACTTCAGCAACATCTTTGTGAATAAACTTTGCATTATTATTTGTTTCGTATGCGAACTTACAATCCTTTGCAATATCGTAGCCTGCTTTGACAACAATACCAGATTTGATCAAACCTGCTGTTAATCCACCAACACCACAAAATAAATCTACAGCTTCAATTTGCATTTAAAGTACACCTCACCACAACTTATATCATATATGTTTTTTTGATTGACATCGAGCAACTAGCTAAAAAAAAATTAAAAATGTCCTAAACACACTTTGCTAGCAGTTTAAATTACCATAAATATAAAAATAATAATTGATTAAAATTACCTTTTTGGTAATATTTATCTCACTAACAACAAAAAGCCCCGAAACTTTGGACGGCGACGGGGCTTTGCAATTAAGCGAGATAAGTATGAAACAAATTACACTTCAAAGCAATTCAGCATTGCCATTCGGTAGTGTTGTAATTGGTACATGGACAACAGCTAGCCTTTTAGTTGTCGTAATAGCATGGGCAGTTTCATCTTGTGATTACCAAACAGCTCACTCAAGCCAACCTTCAATTGCGAACGTAACTCCTAGCTACTACGGCGTTATGACGCTCAAACTTACATCTGACATTACTGGTGAAGCGGTTATCAATCTTGACGGCTTCCGTGTACCAGTGAAATTCGTATTTGATACACATCCCGATAGTTATGGTGTACCAGGTTCGGAATTCACCGTAGTTGAAATAATCAATCTTGAAATTGGTCAAATCACTGATGCCAATGGCAACAACTATAAAGACTTCACGATCTACGATGATCATCGAAACATCAATGCTCAATTAGCTGCATACATTGAAAAGAATAAATTGGCGGAGGCGATCTGATGGAAAAGAAACGCTTCACTACCCCATTCCGTGAGTTCATTACTCGTGATGATAATGGTCGCTATCACGTCCGCCTCGGACCACAGACTTTTTCTACAAATTATCGCCTTACAGATATTCGTCTTGAAACTGAAAACGGCGGTACACCTGTAGATCCTGAATTGTTGAAATCAAAGCCTTGGATACTTCGCAACTTACAACAAGAAGTAGAGTTTCGACGCAAAAAAGAACGTGCTGAAATGTTTTCAAAAGAATGCTTTCAACGCACGCCTTATAGCGCAAATCAACGTATTGCATTTAACAACGCAAAGTCAATTTGAGGATTAGACCATGACAGTATTCTTTAAAAAGGCTGAGCGTAAAAATGCAAAATTACGATTAGCTATTGCTGGCCCAACTGGTTCAGGAAAAACTTTTACCGCACTATTACTAGCCAAAGGGATTGGCGGTCGTATTGCTGTTGCTGACACAGAAAATAGTAGTGCTGAACTCTATGATGATCTGGTTGAATTCGATCATGCCAATATTCAACCTCCCTACTCACCAGAAAAATTCATCCAGGTAATCAAAGCAGCCGAGAATGCGGGTTTTGATACTTTAATTTTAGATAGCATCACTCATGAATGGTCTGGTGTTGGCGGTTGCCTAGAAATGGTCGATCAATTAGCGGCAACTACATTTAGAGGAAATTCTTGGGGTGCTTGGAGTCAAGTAACACCACAGCATCGCAAGTTTATAGATGCAATGCTTCAATCGAGCATTAACATCATTGTGACTATGCGCTCAAAAATGGAAACGATTCAAACCAACGACAATGGCAAAAAGCGTGTTGAAAAAGTTGGTATGAAAGCTGAGCAGCGAGATGGTATCGAATATGAGTTCTCTACAGTACTAGATCTAACCCATGACAATATTGCAATTGCCACAAAAGACCGTACCCGCCTTTTCTTAGAACCACGTCAGTTAAATGAAAATGATGGAGTTCTACTCAAACATTGGTTGCTTTCAGGATCTGCTAATGCATGTATCAATGGAAATCAATATTTAGAGCTTGAACATCTAATGAAGCAAGCAGGTATCGATATAGATAACTATTGTAGAAAACGCGGGTTAAATAGCTTGCACGATGTTCAACAACATAAGTTTGAAGAAACTTGTGCTGGTATTCAAAACATCATTCAACGAAATAAACAAGCTCATCAGGCAAATGAGCAACAGCTGCAAACCGAATCAGATTCACGCTTAGAGAATGACTACAAACTCGCTCTACAAGATATTCAGAATGCGACAAATATTAATGCGCTTAATAGACCAGCTGATTATTTCAGGGGGACTAAATTCGAACAAAACATTTTAAATGCCTGCCAAGCAAAGTCAGACATGGAAGGATGGTCTGCATGAAATTTAAATACTCAACTGTCACCCGAACACTAACTGTGTTCGGGAGCAAGATGACTCACATTTATGAAAATGTCAGCGCTGGTGAAATCGAAGATCTAATCGTGAATGCTAAATTTAAAGAGGCTAACTTTAAGAAGAAGGTAGTGTGA